AAAAACTTCAACACCTTCGTCGGTTTTAAAGTAAGCAGCCATAGCAGAATAAGGATTTTCATCGAAAGGTACTGTCATTAGCTTTCTTCCATTTGATCCCCATGTGAATGTTCTTTGATCTTGTGACAATTTAATTATGCCAGATTCTTGAGCTCTAATAGCTACATTTCTAAGATGAACATTTTCATCATTTGCAAGTTCTATGAACAAAGCAGGATTTCTTCGAGCTAATAATAACAAATCTCTTTTAAGCTCCTTAGAACTCATCTTACTAACATCAGATCCTACTTCAACTCTTACTATAGCTTCAGCTTGGTCAATGTCCATGTCACGAGCCGCATTCACCGCATCGTTTTGTAAGAATAATATATCTAAATCATCTTCAGCTTGTTCAACAGCACTAAACTCTTCATATAATTTTCCTTTTAAAGGATGATATAAGCTTAATAATATTTGAAGATTTTGTAGTTCTTTTGGAACTTTTAAAGATCCATCTAAAAATCTAATATGTCCCATTGTACATTCCCCTTTCTGTTCATCAACTAAAGGTGAGTCTTGGTTTGTAGCATATCTTATTTCCCTTTGTGTACCAGTATTTTTATCAAAATACAATAAAGCATGTTTTCTTGTATGTCTACCTGGTAATGTTAAGGTTAAAGGGGTTTTATTTCCTTTTAAGTAATATACTCTATCTTTTATTTCCCAACTTGGTTTTGTTGGTTTTATAGTAACTTTAGTTACTTCTTGCTGAGGAGCAACCTCAACTTTTTTTGCTGGTGCTTTTTTTGCAGCCATAATATAATATAATTAAATAATTTGTAAAGTGTGACAATAGCCTATTAATACTAAGAGTAAGGGGCTAATGTCATATAAAAGTAATAATTACCCCCGTTGTTTTAACGAGGGTAACATTACATTAATTTTGAATCCTTAGATTCCTTTGAATAATACAAAGTTGTTAGCAGCTTGAGTGATCAAACATCTTTCAGATAGGAAGTTTACTTCCATAGCATCTAAAGTAGACGTTGTAGCACCACCAGCAGAACCAGTTAACCAAGATTTCATTCTTCTATCATCTGATTGAGAAGCTCTATATCTCACATGTAAGAAAGGTCTTCTGATGTTAGTTCCTAATACTTGATCATAAACCGTAGAAGTTCCAGCAGGTACTAATACACCTTCAACAGAGTTGATACCATTTATCCCACCACGAGTTGACGCGTCATTTAAGTATTTCCAGTCAGTCTTATAGAAATCGTAAGAACCTCTTCTGAATCCTGAGAAACCTAAATTTAAAGCCATTTCTTCTGAGTTTTCAAATAATCCAAAAGCAGTACCTCCAGCGAATCCACCAGAAATAGAAGCTAACATATCGTCAAAATCCAAAGATGTTTGTCTTTGTAAGAATAACATGTTCTCTTCAATAGCTCCTTGAGTATCTAAATTCTTTAAAATAGCATCAAATTCATCAAGTCCAGCAGCAGCAGTAAATCCTACTTCTACATTTCCACGAGTTTGAATAGCAGCAAACAAACCTTCAGACCCAGGCAAGGTAGCAGCAGTAGGAGCACCAGCAGCAAGTTGATTATATTCGCTTTCAACCATTGACATTTCTAAGTAATCTTCAAAACGTAAACGAGTTTCAGATTCAGCTTTTAAATACCATAAGTATCCAGATGTTCCATCTTCAGTCGCAACTTCAACCCATCCAATTTGTGCCATATCAGATCCAGATACTACGTACTGGCTTCTTAGGATAATTGGTGAATTAGAAAATTGAGTTAATTGAGGTTCAACGCTTATTCTAGGAGAAGTTACACCTGCACCACCAGCAACCATAGATGTTCCTTTTTGATAAGAAGAACCGTATACAAACATTTTTAGTGTTGCATTGTTAACTCCAAAAGTAGTTGCAATATCAATACCGTCAAAAGCAAGCACAGTAAGAGCTCCTGTTGCCGGGACTGCTGAAGCTCCTGAAACAGTAACAATACATTTTGCTTCTGCTCCAGTTGCAGGGTCAAGAATAACTATAGTATCATTTACAGAAACTACATTTACGATACCTGCCGCGATTGGAATAGTAAGTGTATTAGCACCTGCCGCCGCTGTTGATACATTTTGATAAGAAATATGTAATCTGTTTTGTTCAGACCAAATTACTTGATCAGACGTCATTGGCATTTCAGCGCCAACCATTCTTAAGAATCCAGATATCGTTCTGTTTCCATAACGCTCTACTTCTTGTTCATAAATTTCTGGTAAATACTGTTGAGCAAAACTGTTACTGTTCTGCGCTCCTGCAGCATTACTGTTAAATTGTAGGTAGTTACTGTTTAAAATCTCTTGCGACTGCGAAGGGATTAAACTACCGAATTGAGGACTTAAACTCATAATAATTGTTTTTTAGTTAAATTTTTTTGTTTTTATTTTTAATCTTGAAGAATCTTGACCGCTTATAGATCTAACTTTTAAGCCATTAATAAATTCACCTTCTTGCGCCTGTCTAGGCTGTGAGCTTAAATTTTTAGACTTACCTATGATATCTTTGGTAGCGTCTGATTTACCTTGCTCGTAAAAGTGATTAATAATAGTGTCTGAGTTAGAAGCCATAAACAAAGCTTTGTGATAACCTTTAGCATCTGTTACTTTACCTTCTTTGTTAAGAAACTTTCCTACAAAGTTGTTAATGTTAGATTGGTCTTCTGCGATTTTACCAGGGTCTTGTACTCCATACCTAAACTTCTTTCCACTAACATCAAATTCAAAACCTTTGAATTCGTTATTGAAATAGTCATCAGTTTGAGATTTAAAATCCTCGTGCTGTCTAGTAGCTGTTTCTTGATCTTCGTTGTAACGGTTGAAAAAATCCGTGGCTTTTTGTTGTTCCTGAGTTACGCCGGGTCTCAACTTGATTTCGTCGTAGTATTTACTCTTGGTTTCTTCCAAAAAGCTTTTAGCTTTTGCAACTTCTTCTTTGTACGCAATTTTCTTTTTGCGTATATCTCTATCCTCATCTAAATCTTCATCATAAGTATAATCTTCTAACATGAGATCAATATCTTCAGATTCTAGATAAGGTTTTGTTTTTTTATAATATTCTTTAATTAAAGAATCTTCATCTACGTTTGAATAGTCTGTGTTTAATCTAACGAAATCATCTATTGTTCCGCCAGTATCTTCCATAAATGAAACTAATTTTTCGATGTTTTCAGGTAAAGGTTTACCTAATATTTTTTCATCTCTAACAGCTTCTCTAACTTCTTTAGCTATTTCTTTTACTTCTTCACCTGTTATCTCTTGCAGCTGCGTGAATTCCTCTTTATCATTTTTAATGGACCCTTCGTCTCCTGGTCCCACTTCTTGCAATCCCAGTTTGGGTTGTTCTGTGTGTAGCACGCCGCTCTCTGCGCTTTTGTCTTGAATGGCATCGTCTTGTGAGTTTAATTCTTCTTTTGGTATAACCACTTTGGTTACATCCGGCTGTAAGTCTATTAAAGGTTCTTTAATACTAACCTTAGTTATTTCATTACTTTGCTTTGATAACTGCTTAGGTTTCTTAGATTTGCCTTTAAGGCTAAAGTCACCCTCTTGTTTTACAGGTTCATTTGTTTTTATTTCTGACATAATATAATATAATTAAATAATTGATTGTGATTTTATTTAGGACCAAACTGCTCTAATCCAAATCCATCTAAATTGTCATTACCAGCAGACTCAAAGTTTGTAGGTAATAGATCATTTTGTCTTTGGTTTATTAATTCTGACTGTTGAGTTCCTTGAATTTTAACACGTTTATCTTTTCTATCTTCTATTTCACTTTCATTTTGTGTCTTAACTTTTGCTGTAGCTTGAGCTAATTGCATCTGATAATTAAACTCTTCAGCCATAAGTTCTCTTTTTATTTGAGCTTCAGCTTGCATCCTTTGTATTTCAAATTGCGACTTAGCTTGCTCTATACTTACTTTTTCTTGAGTTAAAGCTTGTTGTTTTTGAACTTCAAACATAGCTGCTTTTTCTGCAGACTCCGCGTTAGCTTGCGCTTGTGCTTGAATATTAGCTTGTTGCTGCTCTTGCTCTCTCTTTATTTTTTGAGTTTGTCTTAGCTTTATAAATTGATTAGCTAGTTTAGAGTTTTTTATTTCTCTAATATCAATAGCATCTGACAAAGCGATAGCTCCTGTTTGTAAAGCTACTTGTATGTTTTGTTCTAGTAATGCTTTTTCCTCTTCTTCAGGTTCTAGCTGTATATAAATACCAAAGTCATGCAACTGTAGATTCATTAATTCTTCTAACGTTTTAACGTTGAAAGTGCTTATTGAATTAATTAAAGAATTTTCTGTTAAAGGATTTTGAATTAGATCAGCTACTTTTAAACTTATATTCTCACATGTTCTAACCGTTATGTATAATAAAGATTCTAACAAATGCTTTGTAGCTGTATTGGAGGCGTTTGC